GTGTACGCCCTGCTGGAGGAGCGCATCGACAACGGGACGTACCCGCCTGGGACGCGTCTGCCGTCAGCGTTGGATCTCCAGGCTGAGACGGGGGTCAGTCCGGTGACGGCGCGCCGGGTGCTCCAGGAACTCCGGGCCGCGGGGCTCGCGTACATGGAGCCGGGCATCGGCACGTTCGTGGCCCGCCTGCCCGAGCCCGGGGCATGACGAATGGCCCCCACCGCCGCAAGGGCAGTGGGGGCCGTGGTCATCGGTACTGGCGGCGGGTCGGGTCCAGGGCGAGCGGCCCAGGCCCCGTCGGCGGGTCCTCGGGCTCAGTGGGTGCACCGGTGCGGCGGCACACGAGAGCGTCAGGGTCATCGGCCGGCGGCTGGAGGCTGTACCCGTCGGGGCAGGCCGGGCCGGGCGGACCCGCCGGGCCACGTTCACCGGCCGGGCCGGTCGCGCCGGTCTCGCCCTTCTCGCCACGCTCGCCTTGGACTCCCTGCGCCCCGTCGGCCCCGTCGACACCGTCCGCCCCGTCGCGGCCGGGTGCGCCCGTGACCGCAGGCCCGGGTGACCCGTCCGCCCCGGGCTCACCGTCCCGGCCGTCCTCCCCGGGGGTGCCAGCCTCACCCTTCTGCCCGCGCGCACCCGGCGGCCCGGGGATCGGCACCGGTACCTCCACCCGGTCCGGCAGATCGTCCACGGCCGCCGCCGGGTCGGGTGCGGCAGGGGTGCCGCCGTCGGCCGTGATCTGTGCGCGCAGCGTCCGCACATCCGTAGCCAGTGTGCCGACCGCGTCGCCGCGCCGGTCCGCCTCTACCGCCAGCTGGTCGGCGTGCTGCTCCGCCTGCGAAATCTGGAGGAACGCCAGGGCCAACCCGCCGCCGAGGGCGAGGAGCGCCGCCGTGATCCACAGCAGGTACCGGCGCCGGTACAGCATGTGCTGTGTCCGCGTCACGGCGTCCCCCCGAGCTGTGTCACGAGGAGCCGCAGCCGCGCGGACTCCGCCCGCTCCGCCGCCAACTCACTGCGCACCGCCGCCAGCTCAGAGCGCAGCTCTATCCGTTCCTCCTGCAACTGGTCGGTCAAGCTACTGAATCCGGTCAAAGCTCCGCCCTCCCGGGACGCTCGCGTGGCGCCCCGGGACCCGTAGATGGCTGCCGCGGCTGCTACCGGCGAGGCCAGCAGTGCACCCAGCGCGGTGAGCATCGCAGCATCCACACGGTCCTCCAGCGCACTACGGTCAGGTCAGACGCCCGTGGCGTGCGACGCGGGGTCCTTGGCGGCGGGCAGCGTGGACGCGGTGCCCTTCCGGCCGAGCCGACCGGCCACCCAGCTCTTGGCCGACGCGAGGGCCAGGGCGACCGGGGCCGCCCACCACACCGGCACGTCCGCCAGCTCGACGACGGCCAGGCCGAGCGCGGACTGCGCACCGGTCCACGCGGACCGCTCGGCCAGGTCCAGCAGCAGCTTGCTCATGGTCAGCTCTCCGTTTCCAGGCGCACGGTGACGCCCTTGATGGCGGTCTCGATCCGGGCAATCAGGGCGTCCACGTCGACCGCGTCGTCCCGCGAGGCGAGCGCCTCGGCCATCGCGCGGATCGTCGCGGTGTTCGCTTCCTGGACACCCTGCACGGCGCGGAGCCGGGCGTGGATGTCGCGGATGTAGGAGTCCGCAGTCCAGAAGTCGTTGCCCTTCGCCGCGGTCGACGGGGACGGCAGGATGCCGTCCGTCTTCCAGATTTTCTTGATGTCGTCGGTGGACAGGGCCACGTCAGCCTCCTTCGGTGGTTTGGTCTTGCCGGTGGCGCGGGCGACGATCCCCGGGATCACTACCTCGCGGAACTGCTTGATGCGGGCCTTCCCGGGGCAGGCGGTGCCCGACGTCGACCACTGCGGGAACAGGCTGTGGTAGCCGAACCCGGGGTCGTTGTGCGTGCGGCAGATCCGCAGCGGGATCTTGTGGGTGCGGTGCGCCCACACTCCGAGCTCGATCAGCTCCTCGATCTGCGAGGCGTTCCACGGGTCCGTCGCCGTGCTGTTCGAGGCGGTCTCCACCGAGATCGCCCCGGTGCCGTCGCTCCTCCGGTTCGCCCCGGCGTTGGCGTCAGCTCGGGTCTCGGTGCCGATGTACTGGGCGATGTCCCCCGCCCCGTATCCGATCCCGAAGTGGGATTCGAGGTTGGTGGAGTCGCGCCAGAACTCGAAGGTGCGGCGGGCCGTCCAGTTCGCGACGATGCTGTGGACGATGAGCTGCGTCGGCCGGATCGCGGGCTGTGCGTCCGATTCGGGTTGCAGCTCCAGTTTCTTGGCACCGGGGTACCAGGCCATCAGACGCGCTCCGGCCAGTGCCAGCTACCGCCCTCGTATGAGCCGTCCGCCCTCGGCTCACCATGGGTCACCTCTCGGTTGAAAAACATGCCCTCCGGATTCAGCACTGCAAGATCCACGAGGAACGGGCCGTGGACGGCGGTGATGATTGCTGCGCGGCACTGCGACGCGTACTCGCCGCCCGGGGTGCCGTAGCTGACGTAGTGGACAATCCGGCCGACAGCCGGTGTGGAGAAGTCGGGCATGGGTGCTCCAGACATGACGGAGCCCCGGGCCAGGTGGTCCGGGGCGGGTATGGGTGAGCTGGGTCAGAACCGGCGGATGATCCGCAGGCTGGTGGCGTAGGTGCCGCTGCCATCGAGGGTGGACGATCCGCCGAGGTCTCCGAACGTTGGCCCGTTCGGCGTCTTGCGGCTGTTGACGAATCGGGGGTGACCGTCCTGGTCGACGCCGAGGAAGATCCCGTTGTGGTCGAGCTGCCCGCTCACAGCGTCGCCGGAGTCAGCGTCGAAATGAGGCACGTCCCCGGGCTGCAGGTCGGTGAGCGCCGGGGCGGTGCCGACGGCCTGGGCAACGATGACGCCAGGCCCCGCCGGCCCGATGTCTTTCGTGATGCGCGGCAGGGTGCTGCCGTCGATGCCCTTGGTGCGGACCATGGGGAGGCCCATGTGGTAGCCCCATACCATTCGCACGTATCCGGAGCAGTCCATGCAGTGGAGCTCGGGGGCGTCCGCGGTGCGGGTCTCGCCGCTGACGAACACCCAGTCCAGACCCATGTAGTCGTGGAAGTCGCCGCCCTCGATCGGTACGCCGGTCGCGCTGAGCGGGCCGTACCGGGACTGCCCGGCGATCTGCGCCCCGGCCAGTGCCGGGTCGGTGACGGGCGGGGCGCCGGTGACGTACATCATCGCGTAGGCCAGGGCGTCCGGTGTGGTGTCGTACGCCCAGGCGCGCACCTGGGCCTCAAGGGCGGGTGTCCACTGCCCGGCATACGGGCTGTCGAGGATCCTCACCCATGTGTTGTGGGTGATGACGGGCGGGTCCGGCCACGTCCCGGAGTACAGCTGGATGTCGTGCACCCGGAACTCGAACGGGACGGCGGTCGACCCGGTGGAGGCGAGGCCGCGGACGCCGATCCGGCCGGCGCCCAGCGTCGCGTCCGTCACCTCGTGCAGCCATGTCGACGGCTCGGTAGTGCCGTCTTCCCAGGCCCGGCAGCGGATGGTCGTGCCGACGCGTTGGGCGCGGATGTGCCAGACGTCGCCGACGGTGTAGCCGGTTCCGACTGTGGTGAGCGCTCCGATCGTGGTCGTGCTGCCCGCCGCCTCCCGCTCCAGGATCAGCTGAACCGTGCCCGTGGTGAGCACGGACAGCCGGGCCCTGTACTGGTTGTTGGTGCTGGTGTACCCGAGCAGCAGGGCCAGCGACGAGGCGTTGCCGGTGGGCATGACATCGAGGGACCACGACAGGCGGGCGTCGCAGTCGGTGAGGTCGTCGATCACCGACGTGTGCCGACTGCTGTTGGCGGCCGTCATGCTGATGATGCCGAACCCGCCGCCCACCGAGTAATTGGCATCGACTCCGTTGGCGTTGGACCAGGTGCCGCCCCCGCCGGAAGATCCCCACCCATCCGACCGGGTCCGGTCGAACGTGTCGACGAACGGCCGCTTCTGCTCGGTGAACGTGCGGGCAGGGCCGCGCACCGCAACAGTGCGCGCGCCCACGGTCAGCGTCGCCAGGAGTCCGGTTTCGTCGTGGACCCGCAGTAGCTCCGGCGGGCCCTCTACCGTTTCCACGGTGAGCGGACTGGGCGATGCCGCCTGGTTCGTGCTGCGGGAGTCGAGCGTCATCAGCGGAGTCATCCGAGCCCCTGTATGTCGATCTGGATGGTGACTGCCGCCGGGTCGCCGGCGGCACTGCGTACGGCGATGGCGAGACTGTCCCCGGCCGCCAGTGCCGCGTTCTGCACGTCAGGCCCGGACAGCCAGGTGTCGGCGGTGGACAGCGACAGGTCGACCGCCAGGAGGTCGAGGCCGTTCGCCGTAGCGTTGATGGTGGCTCCGGTTCCGCCCTCCCGGTAGCCGCGTACCGCGGTCACCGTGCAGGCGTCGGGTGCGCGCCAGATGACGTAGGACACCGCCCCTGCTGGCGCGGGGACGATGAGGCCCTTCGTCGTGGTGTACTCGGCGGTTCCTCCGCCGGCTGCCGCTCCGCGGGCTTCGATCCACGCTCGGCTGATGCCGCCCGCGTCGGCCCACATGCCGGTCACACCGTCAGGCCCCGAGAACGTGGGGAGTCCCCCGTTCTCGTCGGAGGTGATCTCCGTGGTCGGGACGGCGTCCTGGTCCAGCAGGTCCGTGTACTGGGTGCCGTCCTGAGCCGCGTCCCAGAAGGTGACAAGCGCCTCGGCACCGACGGCCCACTGCCCGTCGATGGGGGTCACCACGTAGTCCGCGATACCCGCCCCGAACTCGTAACGTGCCATCAGGGGGCTCCTAGTTCAGCAGGTAGGTCATGGTCAGGGAGATCGTGTGGTTGACGGTGACGTTGCCGGACAGCATCCGCGCCCAGATGCTGCCGTCGGTACGGACCTCGACCCGGCCCGTCACCCCGTTGGAGAACGTGCAGGCGAAGTACTGGTTGCGGGCGGTGTTCCGCAACGAGGCCGGCACGGTCGCGAGCTTGGACCCGTCCGCGTCGGTTGCGTTGAACGTCGACCCGATGCGGCGTTTGCTGATCCGGAGCGACACCACGGACCCGGACCGCTGGCCCACGGCCTGGCCCTCGTCGATCCACGACGAGTAGCCCGCGCCGAGCTGGACCTCGCTGCTCGGCTCGTGAAGGCTGATCCACCCTCCGGCACCGGTGTACAGGCTCAGTCGCCCCGTGTCTGTCTCGTAGGCCAGCTCGCCGCGTTGGGGCAGGACGTTGCGGTGCGAGGCGAGGGCAGGCCGCACCCGGGTCCCGACGTAAAGCTCGCCGCGGGTCACGGATACCGACGTTGCCCCGGTGAGGACGGTGACCCCGACGAGGAGGATCTCCCAGACGCCGGTGGAGCCGGAGTCCTGGGTCAGAGGCGGCGGTTCGCCCGATCCGGGCGTCCCGTCCTTGACGACGGCGCGCACCGTCCAGTCGGAGCGGTCCAGGCGTAGGACCACCCGGTCGATACGGGTCTGTCCACTGGAGTTGGCGGTGATGCTCAGGGTTTCGCCTGTGGTGCCCGACGTCCAGCAGTGCCCATGGACCGAGGCCTCTACGTTCGGCCGGACGACAACGGTCAGGCCCACTCCCGCAGTGACCGTCGCCGGGTCCACGGGGGTTCCGTAGACACCGTCGTCGCTGAACCGGGCGGCGAGCTGCTCGTACTCAGCATCTGTGATCGCCCTGTTGTTGTGGGCCGGGCTCGGCCAGGATGCCTGCGCCACGGGTCACCCCCTGCTCTCTATCTGTCCGAGCCGATACGCCAGTTGGCGCACGGTGCCGACCAGTGATGCGCTGGTCGTGGTGTCTCCGTTGCCGACCACGGCGGTGACCTTCTCGCCTGTGTCGGGGCTCTCGGCGGTCAGCTGGATGCGGCGGACGACGTCCAGGACGGTCAGCCCGGTGGGCAGCACCACGCTGACCTTGTCGCCCAGGCCGTAGTCGCGGCCGGCCTTCAGGTCCTCGGTGTCGACGGTCTCCGTCGACAAGCTCGCCTGGGGGTTGTCGTTGCCGAGGGCCAGGACGCCGTCCTGCGTGAGCTCCCCGTCCGCATCGGTCTTCCCGCTGGACTGCACCAGCTTCTCCACCCGGTACCAGGAAGCCTGCGCCCCCGACGTCACCTCGACGTACGCGCGGGTGTTGGCAGGTTCCCCGGCGCCGACCTGCTGGGCGGGGTCCTCGCCGCCCATGACGAGCTCCGACGTCGCGGTGGGCGCCGACAGGGAGAACCGCAGCTTTCTCAGGTTGCCGAGCCCGGCGGAGAACCGGGCGGTTCCCGAGAGGTCGCGGGGTGCGTAGACCCCGAAGAGGATTTGCCCCCCAGCCTGCCGGGTCCGGAAGCCGATGTTGGTCGGGACGGCGACCTTGCGGCAGGCGTCCAGCAGCGGCTCCATCCGGGTGGTCAGCGTACGGACGGTTCCGACGCCGGCCACGGTGTCCAGGACAAGCTGGGGAATGCGGCGAGCGGCGATGGCGCCCGGGCCGCAGTTCTCGTCGACCAGTGTGCGGATGATCGTCTCGCTGGTCCCGAGCAGCTGGCGGGCTATGTCCGTGGTGGCGGTCTGGTTCGTCCACGTCTTCGCGGGCTCCGGGTAGGTGAGGTACCCGGCGACCCGGGCGAGGTCGTCCGTGAACGACACGGTGACCTCGCCCGGGTCGGCGGCCCCCTCCAGATCCCACTCATAGTCCTGCGGGACCTCGATCGGCCCCGCCATCCACACCTGCCGGTCGCGGATGACGACGAGCCGGTTGCCGGGCTGCAGCTGCGCCATTACCTCCGGATACGCCGTCAGTCGCACCGACCCGGACCCGGGCTCGTTGTACCGCTGCTCTGCCGTCAGGGCCCGCCACCCGGCGAGTGGGTCGCCCTGGACGGCCAGGGCGCTGTTCGTGACCAGGAGCTCGATCGCCACCGCCCGCCCCCCTTTCTCACGCTGTCTCGTGCCGGGGGTAGAACAGGAGGTCGACCGCGGACCCGGGGCCGCTGCCGTCGAGCTGGAACGTCACCTCGTTGAGGCCGGGCTCCAGGCCCCACAGGACCGCGTCGGGCCAGTTCAGCGCACCCGACCAGTTCACCCCGTCCGGGGACCCGTCCTGGAAGCGGACCTGCGCCGGGTCGGTCCGTACCGTGACCCGTTCGCCCGGGGTGAGGGCCCCGTGCCCGACCTCCGCCGGGTCCAGGGCGAAGGCCTCGCCGGTCGTCTCGTTCGTGAACGTGATCAGAGAGGCGGGGCCGGTGATCGTCCAGGTCGGCCAGACCACGGCGTCCCCGGGGTTGTCCACCGTGGTGTCTCCCAGGACCTGCGAGGAGGACACCGACGGGAACGGGTCCAGGAAGTCGCTCAGCTCCCCGGTTTCCCGGTGCACCGGGACCGGCACCCCGGCCTTCCAGTAGGGGTCCTCGCACCACAGGGCGAGCGCCACCGAGTCGCTGATGATGCCGGAGCCCCGTTTGCCCTGCCCCTCGAACCCGGCCTGGTAGTAGACCTCGACGCTGCGGCTGGTGCCGTCCGGGCGGACGATCGTCAGCACCCCCGGCGTGCGGCGCCCGTCCCGGCCCCGGCGCAGCGTCCGCGTGAACGCCGTGGACAGCTGCCGCCACCGCTCCAGGAACTCCAGATGGTTCTTGCCGTAGACGTGCAGGGGCCAGATGATCGTGCGGGGCTGCGGCTGGGCATGCCGTAGCCGTGCTCCTCCTCTCGGCTGTGCGTCGGTGGTGAGGGTGTAGGCGGCGGCCCCCAGCCCGGACACACCGTCGGCGAGGGTGAACCAACCGGCCGACGACTGGGACAGCGGCCACACCGTCCCGGTCGGATCGGTGTAGAACGCGGTGGCGTTGCCCACCTCGGGGAGCGGGATCGGGGTACCCCCGCCGCCCGGCGTGCCGGGATCCGGCGGATCGACGACCGGCGCTGTGATCAGGGGCATTTACTGCGGCCTCCCCACCCGGTCCATGGCGTCCCTGCGGCGCTGCAACGCGTCCAGGTCGGCGGTGGTCATGTCCAACGTGCGGGGATAGAAGTTGTACGTGTCCCCGCCCGCCCGGTCCTGCGGTCCCTGCCCGCGCGGGGCAGCAACCACCGTGCGGCCCTGCGGTGTTGCGGGCGCCTGGGAGGCCAGGGGCCGGGTCATGCCCGCCACCCGGCCCGCCCCGACCTGGGCGGCGATGCCCATGGACGTGGCGTGGTCGATGATCTGGCTGTTGCCGTCGAACACGCGCAGTTCGGGGCCGTCCTCGCCGACCCACCCGATCTCACCCCTGCGGGGCCGGCCGCCGTCGGCGTAGCCCTTCACCTTGAGCCCGTACCGGTGGGTGAACAGGCTGGACTTGTACGAGCGGGCGCGGGGGCCGACGATCACGCCGTCCCCGCCCCTGCTCTCGACGTTGGTCCCGTTGAGGGTGCCCGCCGTGTGCCCGACGCCGCTGTTCGTGATGCCGATCTGGTACGGGGAGCGGCCGTTGAGGACCCAGCCCGCGGGGGCCGTGGCCCCGGCGAACGCCCCGGTTGCCCAACGGCGACGGTTCGGTGCCTGGCCCCGGATCACGTTCTCGATCGCGGAGAGGAAGCCCGAGCAGTCGAACCCTGCCGGGCCGACACCGCCCCAGATGTACGGCTTCCCGGCCTGCGTCCGCGCCCAGCTCAACGCGGACTTGAAGGTGCCGCCTCCGACCCCGGCGGCCCCGAGCTTGCTGTCTGCCTTGCCGGAGTAGCCGACGATCTCCTTGACCATCCGCTCCGGGACCCCACGGATCATGTCCCGGTACAGCGAAGCCGATCCGCTGATCTTGTTCAGCAGCGGCTTGACGACGGAGTTCAGCCCGGCGACCGCCGAGGCCTTCATCCCGTCCTTGAGCCAGCCAACGCCGCTCTTGGCGAGGTCGACACCCTTGCTGGCGGCCCCCTTCACCCAGTCGAAGATCCCGCCGCGGGCGAACCCTTCGCCCTGGAACGGGCGCAGCGACCGGCCGTGCATCGCAGCGGCGTTGACGGCCAGGAGCCGCTTGCGCTCGTACGGGTCGCGCATCGCCTCGGACACTGCGATGCCCTCGCCCCGGCGGAGCGGGACGAGCTGGTCGTCACCGTCGCGGTAGGACGACTGCCCGGCCAGCACACCGCCGCGCGCGAACCCCTTGAAGGGGTCGAGCTTGGGAGCGCCGAACGCGCCGGCAACGGCGTTCCAGACGCCGCGGATCCCGCGGTTGTACACCACGTCGATCACGTACGAGACCGGTTTCTTGGCCTTGTCCTTGATCGAGTTCATGGCGTCGCCGACGACCTTGGCCCCGGCCTCGAACGCGAGGCCGAGGGACCGGGCGAGCGAACGCGCCTTGTCGATGGGCGGCTTGATCGCCTGGTTGTAGAGCCACGACGCCCCGGCCCCGATCGACCGGAAGGCGGGCTGCAGGGCGTTCGTCCATACCCACTTCCCGGCCGCGCCGAGCGCCCGCAGCGTGGCCATGCCCGCGTCGATGGGGGGCTTGATCCCGTTGCGGTACAGCCACATGGCCCCGGAGCCGATGCCCTGGAAGGCGGGCTGCAGGGCGTTCTTCCACACCCAGGTCCCGGCCGCCCCGAGCGCCCTGAATACCGCGACACCGGCGGTTCCGGCGGGCTTGATGCCGTTGTTGTAGAGCCACATGGCCCCGGCCCCGATGCCCCGGAACGCCGGTCCGAGGGCGACGTCCCACAGCCACGAGCCGATTGCCCCGAGCAGCTTGAACGCCAGGACGGTCGGGAGGACCAGGGCAACGGTGATGATCGTGGCGAGGATCCGGGCGGCCATGCCGATCCCCGAGAACACCGGGGAGAGCACGGTCGTCCACAGCCAGGATGCGGCCGTGCCGATCGCGCGGAGCCCGACCATCAGGGCGTCGATGCCCGGCTTGAGGAACGCCCACAGGGCGGCCCAGCCGGTCTGGATCGCGGACCAGACGCCTTGAACGATGTTCCGGAACGTCTCCGACTTCTTGTACGCGACGACGATGGCGGCCCCGAGCGCGACGATCCCGATGATGATCAGGGTCACGGGGTTGAGGGCCATGACCGCGTTGAACCCGACCTGGACCAGGGTCCAGGCGCGGGTGACGGCGGCCGCCGTACGGATCGCGATGGAGTACGCGCCGATGACGCCCATCGTGATGCCGGTCGCGATGGACGAGGCGGTCATGGCCAGGGTGACGCCGCCGATCGCGATAGCGAGCGGTGTGAACCACAGGCCGTACTCCTTAACCCACCCGACCCCGGACTGGAACCCGTCACTGAGCGCCTTGACGCCGGGGCCGACCCGGGTGTCGACGAAGTCGATGAAGGTCTCCAGGGGCGGCAGGACGTACTTCGTCGTGACGTCCCCGAGGGCCATCAGGGCCCGCCGCTTGAAGGCCTCGAACCGCGCGCCCGCGTTGTCGCGCAAGTCGTCCCCGGCCCGCTTCGCCGCGCCGCCGACCTTCCCCAGATCGGCCACCGCCTTGGACGGATCCAAGGCATAGAGGGCCTGGCCGAGGTCCTCGCTTTTGGTGCCGAACAAGGCCACGCTCGCCGCGTTGCGGTCGACGGGGTCCTTCATCGCCCTGAGCTTGTCCAGGACGGTCTGCAGGCCCTTGGCCGCCCCAGCCCCGCCCGCCGCGAACATGGCCGTGCTCTTCGTCGCGGACATGCCGAGGAGCTCGAACCCCTCGGCCGAGGCCTTGGACCCGTCCGTCGTACGGATCTGGAATTCCTTCAGCGCGTCTGCGACCACGTCCGTGTCGCGCGCGCCGGCCTTCATGCCCTGGGAGAACAGGCCGGTGACGGTCTTCATGTCCAGGCCGAGCGACCGGAAGATCGTCGAATACTCGTTGAACGTGTCGGCCAGGTCATCGGCCCTCGGGCCCATGATCTGAAAGCCCCGGTACATCACGTCCAGGGCCTCGTTGGCGTTCTTCGCCAGCCCGGTCTTGACCGCCTGCCCGGCGGCGTTGGCGGCCTGGCCGAGGTCGACCTCGAACAGCGTCTGCAGGTCCTGGACCTTGGTGCTGATCTGCGCGAGCTGCTTCGTGGTGGCCTTGGGCGGGGCGAGGCCGGCGGACATCGTGGCCCGCACGGCGGCCGCCGCCTCATCCACGCTCTCGGTGACCGTGGACCCGTAGAGCTTCCCGGCCGCCGCCCCCGCCTTCTTCGCGTCGGCGGCAGACAGGTCCAGCTGGGCCTTGAGCTTCCCGGTGGCCTTCTGCTTGTCGACGGCCTCGGTGATGCCCTGCATCAGGACGGCCCCGGCGGCGACGCCGACGGCGGCCGCCCCGGCGAGGACCTTGCCCTTCATGCCGGACATGAGACCCTCGCCGCCGGCCTGGCCCGCCGCGTTGCTGGCCCGGGCGACCGGCTCCCCGATCTCCCGGTCCAACTGCTGCCCGAAACGCGACATGTTCGGCAGGACGTCGACCCATACGGCACCCGCGCGGGGCATGGCTCACCCCATCTCTGAGTACCTCGGTGTCGCCAGCGAGACGATCCGCCGGTAGCCGGCGCGGCCCTCGGCGGCCTCGCGGGCCGCCTGCTTCTTCCGCTTCTTCGCAGCGCCGGGCTTCTCCGGCCGCCACACCCGATCCGGGTACGGCTGCACCGGGGCCTTCTCCGCCTTGTTGGCGTTGCGGAAATCGACCACGAACTGGCCGACCGCGTCGAGCAGGTCGGCCAGCATGAAGTCGCTGTGTTCCCAGTGGTGTCCGGCCAGCCGACGGGCCAGCGCCCCGTTCGGGGGCAGGCCCTCCACCATCACGCGCAGCTGGCGCAGGCTGATGTCCCCCCGCCAGAACTCGGCGATCGGGTCGCGTGGGGCGTAGTGGTGGAGCAAGTCGGCCTCGACGGCCTCGGGGTAGAGCCCGAGGACGTCGACTACCGTGTAGGGCGCTTCTTGACCTGGCCCTGCATGTCCTGCTGTACGGCCATCATCAGCAGCGCGATATCGCCGTCAGCGTGCCCGGCCGCCTTGTACTTCTCGTACTGCTCGTCGCCGAGGATCGCCACCGCCTTGTCGTGGGCAGTCTCCGCGCCGTCGACCTTCTGGTCCCACTCCTCGTCGGTGAACAGCGGGTGCGGGAACGTCAGGACGTCCCCGGTGTCGGTCTCGAACTCCACGGTCTCGCCGCCGACGGCGTCGGTGAACTGCTGGCGGACCTCGGAGAGGCGGTAGCGCTTGCGATTGGGCTTGCTCATGGTCTGCTCGTCTCGTTCCTGGGTGGCCGGTGGGTGAGCCGGTGGAGGCACCGCGGCGGCAGGGCTCACCCTGGTCCGCCGCCGCGGTGCCGGTTTGCGGGCCGGACCAGTCATCAGGGACCGGCCGGGACGAAGTCACGCCAGCCCGGCCCGTCGATCCACGTGATGGAGTCCGTGCCGGCCGCGTCGTCGATGTACGCCTGGTAGGTGACGCCGCGGGCGATCTCCGCCGTGCGGGTCCACTGCTCGTCCTCCCGGCCCGAGCGCAGCGCGCTGGGGAAGTGGCGGACGATGTACAGCGGCTGGCCGGTGTCCTTGTTGAGGTCCTCGGCGATGAAGACGAGGCGGCGGTAGAGGGTCGGCGGGGTCTTGGGCCTGGACCAGGTCCACGTCGCCGACCCGAGGGCGGGCAGCGAACCGGCCCCGGCCAGCGGAAGGTTCTCGTAGAGGGCGACCGCCGCGGCGTTCGTCTCCTGCGGGACCCACTGGGCCGTGACGGTGTCCGACTCGACGTCGGAACGGGTCGGGGAGGCCGACTGGCCGGACTGCACATCGCTGGTGGACAGGTCCCCGGAGAACGTGACGCCGTCGGTGGTGGTGTAGCCGACGGGGACGTACCCGGCGGGGAGCTCCTGCAGGATGCCCCCGGCGTCGAACGGTGCGGTCACCAGGTCGGCCGTGGTGTCGGCGGCGAATACGGCGTAGCGCAGAGCCTTGCGGATCAGCGACTGCTTCAGTTCCGCAATGTCGGTGAAGTCGGCGGCGACCATGCCGCCCCCTTTCATGACGAAGGCCCCGCGCACGGGTGCGGCGGGGCCGGGGATGGATGGTGTGCGGTCAGGTGGCCGCGCGGGTGCGGGCGGACACGGTGTAGGTGGCCAGGGCGCGCCGTACCGCCGGGTTTCCGTACGGGACGATCGCCGGGCGCTGGGAGGTGGTCACGTCGTCGATGACGGCCCGCTGGCCCGGGTTGTGGGTGGCGGCCAGGGAGTGCATCGCCCGCCGGGACTGTTCGGCCAGCGCCCACGCCTCGGCCCGGGTCGCGGCGAACGAGGCGAGGTCGACGGTGGCGGTGTCGGTGATCCGGTCGTCGTCGCCGCCCACGACGAGGACCGAGACGAGCGGGACGCGGGTCTCCAGCCGGTCGGGGAGCTCGTCGACGACCCGCACCCCGGGCAGCAGCGGGCGCAGCCCGGTCATGACGAGGAGCTCGACGTCCGCCCACAGTCCGGCGTCGCCGGGCATCAGGTGATCCCGTCGATACGGGTGTGGGCGGCGCGGCCGAGGATCCGCCGGCGCGGGGTGGAGCTGGTGCCGTGCTCGTGGTCGGCGGCGTCCTCCCGGTCCGCGACGACGGCCGCGGTCGGCCGGCCCCGCGGGCGGGTCTCCTCCACGACCTCGATCGAGTCGGCGAACTCCTCCAGGCCCTCGGACCGGGCGATGGCCCGGGCCACCGGTGCGATCCGGTCGGCCTCGGCTTTGAGGGCCTTGCGCACCTGCGGCGACCGCATGATTTCCCCGGTCGCCCGGGGGTCGAACTCGAAACGAATACCCATCAGCCAGTCACCACCTTCAGGAAGGCCTCGGTGTGGTCCATCAGTCCGCCGTATGAGCGGTAGACGCCGGGCTCGCCGTCGACCTCGTACAGGACCCCGTCGTGCCGCACCTTGGACAGGGCCTTGAGGGCCATGTCCGGGGGTCCGGCCAGACGCCACCGGGTGATGACCTGGACCCGGTCGTCGGTCGCCTCGGTGCTGCTGACGGGCTGGACGTTGCAGTGGGGGACGTCGCGCTCCTGGTCCTCGTAGACGTCCTGCCCGCGGTCGTCCTCGCCGACCAGGACCCGGTCGATGACGGTCACGGTGTCCCGCCGCAGCGGGTTGTCGATCGCCATCACGCCTCGTCGCCCCGGTTCAGACGGTGGGCCTCCACGGCGGCCTGCCACTGCGAGGTGATCCCGACCGCTGCCGTCGCTGCGAAGGACACGGACTCGGTGCCGGTGGTGATCTGCTGGATCGCCGGGTCCAGGCGATAGATCGCCCTCGCCTGGTCGATGACCGCCTCGGCGACCTCGTCCGGGACCGGGTCGTGCCCGTGGTCGTAGGCGACGGTCACCTCCGACCAGGCGGGCCAGCACCCGGACGGGTGCAGCAGCACCCCGGCCCGCCGTTTCGCCCGCACCCCGGTGAGCTCCACGCCGTCCACGTGGACGCTGTGCAGCTGCACGACGGGCGCGGCCGGGAGGTGGAGCTCGGCCCGGCCGGACCCGTCCAGGTAGGCGGTGTCCTCGGTGACGAGCGATACAGGGTGGCGGACCGCGCCGCGGAACCGCCTCGTGGCGGCCCGCAGCGCGGCCAACAGCCGCACGTCGTCGGCCGGCAGGCCGAGGAACGTGGCGAGCTCGGCCGGGTCGGCGAGGAACTCAGCTGCCGCCACCGGGACCGCCTGCCCGCTGCCTGGCCTCGGCCAGGAACTCGTCCCGGCGTTCCAGCAGGCCCTTGCGCTTCTCACCGGTGGCCTCGGAGTCCAGGACCCGGGCGGTCTCGTCCTCGTCGGCCTCCGCCAGGTGCGCGATCACCTGGAGCACGGTGTGCTCCGCCGGATCGAACCCGCCGCCCTCCTCGGGGTCCTCGCCCTTCTCCTGCGTGCGCGGGTCCGCCTGCGCCTGCGTGAGCGGGGGCGCCTGCCCGCCCGCGGCCGGGGCCGTACGCGCCCGGTAGCGGGCCGCCTCGTCCGACCGGACCCGGATCCCGTCAATGGTGATCATCTTGTGTTCGGGCATGCCGTGCTCCTTACGGGGTCTCGACCGGCTTCACGACGATCAGCCGGTTCGGCTTCCAGATGACCTGCATGGCGCGCAGCTCGGCCCGCACGTAGACGAGGTTCCGCTGCGCGTAGTCCTTGTGCTGGTTGAACGCCAGGATCGACAGGCCCTCGACGTCGAGGAGGGCGACCTGCCGCCAGTCGCCGAGGATGACCGTGCCCGGGGCCAGGCGCTGCGACAGCGCACGCGCACGCCCCCACGAGGTGCTCGGGCCCTGACCGAACGGGCCCTGTCCCATGAACCGGTCCGTGGTGTCCTGCAGGAGGTCCCACGCCTCGTCGTCCTCGGGCGACATCAGGGCCGCAGTGACGTTCCCGCCCGGCAGGGTGGTGATCTTCGTGATCGCCTGCCGGATCGCCTTGACCTGGGCCATGGCGTCCGCGCCCGGGGTGTAGGTCAGCTCCTGCACCCCGGTGGTGTTCAGGAGGCCCTGGGGCTGACCGCCCGTGCCGGTGCCGTTGAGGAGCTTGTCCTCGATGACCCAGTCCAGGCTGTACTCCAGCTCGTTGTTCATGTAGGTGGCCAGCGCCGGGGCGTTGGACAGCAGGGCGTTGGTGACGTCGTAGCCGTCCGCGTACGTGTAGGGCTTGGCGTCGGCCAGCTCGGTCTGAATCGTGCTGGTCGGCTTGAGGGCGGTGTCCGGGTCGCCGGGCAGGATCTCGTCCTGGACGACGGCCGCGTTGCGGGTGACTCCGGTGACCTGCAGGTACTCGAACGGCCCGTCGGACTCACCGCGGCTGATCAGGTCCAGGATGGTCAGGTTGTCGCGGTCGACCTGGTCGACCATCGGCATCCGGATCGGGGCGACGTGCCCGAGGCCGACCTGCAGCGGCGCCTCGGTGGCCTTGCGGCCGGCCAGCCACTCCTTCATGGACCCGACGCGGGTCCGGCCGATGCTGACCGCGGAGCCCTCGCCGAGTCCGGACGGGTGTTCCTTGCGGAACTCCTGGTACAGGGCCGACTTCACGAACTGGCCGCCGAGCGTGGCGGTGTCGCCGTCCTCCTGGCGGTCCTTCACCCCGGACAGCTGGGGCTTGGGGCGGTCGGCGGCCTTCCCGGCCATCGCCGCGGCGGCGGCCTGGGCGTCGTCGGCCGCCTTGACCTTCACGGCCAGGTCGTCGGTCTCGGACTTGATCTCGTTGATCCGGGTCACCTCGTCCTCGGTGAACTCCCGGTCCTCCTCCTTGGCCTTGGCGACGATCTCCGCCGCTTCCTTCAGCAGCGCCTGCAGCTTCTCGCGCATCGTCATCCTGTGCTCCTCATGGTCATCAGTTCCTGCGTGGTGACCCATGCGGACACCTGGGCGGGCGTGAGCCCGGGCGACTTCGCGGCGGCCTCGTCGGCGGCGGCGGTCTCCTCGGGCGGCTGCTGGCCGGTCTCCTGCTCGGGTGTGGCCCCGGCCGCGGGCGCGGGCGGGGAAGTCTGGTCCCGGTTCTTCTCCGGGGTGGCGGCGGCGAGGACCTCGCCGATCGAGGCGTGCGCGGAGGACAGCGCGTCGAAGTTCGCCTGCGACAGGACGCGGCCGGCCTTCGCGGTGTGTGCGAGGTCGCGGGCCTTCGCCGCGATCAGGTCCGTCTGCTGGTTCGCGCCGACCAGGCACGGCCCGACCTCGAACAGCGAGCTGAACCGCTTGATCTCGTAGAACTCGCCCCACGGATGCGCGGCCAGGTCGTCGGTCTGCACCCAGCCGCCCTCGCCGACGTCGTACGCGAACGAGAACTGCTTGATGCGGCGGCCCTTGAGCAGTCCGTGCACGTGCTTCGCCGTCGCGTTGGTGTCCATGTCCTCGATCTGCGCGAGGACCTCCAGCCCGGCCGCCGTCTCCGTCGCCTCAAGGACGACCCCGATGTGCGCGAACGGGTCGCCCCACTTGTGGGCCCAGACCACGGGGATCGGATCGCCGCTCGCCTTCCACTCGGCGAGGACCTGGGCGAACGCCCCGGGGGCGATCACGTCGCCCATGCTGTCCTCGTTGCCGAACACCGAGACGAGCGCCCGGAACTGCCCGTCCTTGAGCCCGTCGGCGGACCCGACGGCCTTGATCTTCGCCCGGCATTCCTTCGTACGGGGCACGTCAGACCCCCCTCTCATAGTCCAAGCGGCAGTTGCAGTTCGCGGTCTCGGCCGCGTCACCGTTCGAGTCGCCGGGCCAGCGCAGCCCGTTGGCGAACGTCGTCCCCAGCGGGACGCTGTCGCCGCCCAGGCGCACGTGCGAGGCGCGCGGGTTCTTCCCCCCGGTGCGCCACACCTTGTGCGTCAGGCCGGACGCCCCCGCCGCGTCGTGCCCGCCGAAACTGCGGGCCTCGGTGGCGGCGGTGACCGACCGCACCGCAGCCGCCGTCACCCACGACGCCAGGCCGTTTGTGAGGTTGTCGCGCCAATCGCCCTCGTCGGCAACGGCCGACGTCGCCGCGGTGTACGCCGCCTGCTCGTACTGGACGGCGTGCGACTCGGCGGCCTTCGCGAGCCAGGCCTCCATGACCGCCGGATCCCACCCGTCAGCCTCCGGGTTCCACACCCCGAGGACGTCCCACGCCCCGATCTGCGCCAGCCGGAACCCGTACCCGGCCATGAGCGCGGCGAGTTGGGCCTGACGCTCCGGGGACTGGGCGGCCCACAGGTCGTAGAAGTCGGGCGGCCCGTCCGCCTTCGCGCCGGCCGCCGACAGCAGACCGTCGGCCTGCTTCTGCGCCCACCCGGTGAGCGCCGCGGTGTAGGCGTCCCGCTCAGTGGCGAACGTGCCGAGGTCCTCGGGCCGCTCGGCTTTCACGCCGGGCGGCCCTGACCTTTTGGGAGAGCGGGCGGCGGGGCCGTGTCCGTCGGCGACGCCAGGCCGCCGACCAGGACATTGAGCGGGGTGACCAGCTCGTCGGTGCCGTCCACGTGCGGCAGGTTCAGCTTGCTGCGCGCCTCGGACCGCAGCATGTACGGGGCGCCGGTCGCGGTCTGCAGGATGCTCGCCTGCTCCGTGAAGCTGCCGCGCAACTTCGCCTCGACGTTCGCCTCCACGTAGAGGTTCGACCCCGGGGCGATCAGCGGCACCAGCATGGTGTTGATGACGTCCTGCAGCATCGTGATGTCCGGGCCCACCGAGTGGGTGTAGAGCATCTGCCGGAACGCGTCCAGGTTCGAGAACGTCCCTTCCCGCGCGCCGACCAGCTCGGGCGGGATGTGGTAGCTGGACGCCACCTCGGCATCGGTGAGCTTGCGCCCCTCGATGTCCTCCGTGTCACGCGGCTTGAAGGACTCGACGGTCACCAGCTTCATGCCGTCCTCAAGGATCGGCGTCCCGCCGGCCTGGATGCCGCGCCCCATGAACGCGTTGAACGCCGCCTGGAAACGCTCCTTCGCCGTCTTGGACCACGGGGGCGCTTCCTTCGGCCGCTCGATCACGGTGGGCACCCGTGCGCCGTTGCGCCACACGGAGCGGCGCCACTCCACCGCCTCGGACTGCTCGGCGAGGATCTGCCGCATCGTCTCCATCGGCGACGTGCCGTCCGCCCCGACCGTCGCGTACCCGTGATCGAACAGGTACGGGCCGGGAAGCGGCACGACCTGCGCGGGGCCGCGCGAACTGATCAGGTACAGGTAGGCGGGCTGGTCGTCGTCGTCCGCCAGGACGTGCATCCTGCGCGCGGGCTTCCTGCGCAGCTCCCACCCGCTCGCCGTGTCCGCGTTCGGGAGGACCTGCACGCACCACCGGTCGTGGATGAGCCAGTCCACGATGACCGAGTGCCACAGCCGCGACGGTGTCACCGTCGGGGCCGGGTTCGCCAGCAGCAGCGCCAGCGGGTGATCGGTGACCCGGCGCCGGTCGGTGTCCGAGACCCGCTCATAGACGTGCCAGGGGATTGTCGACAGTGCCCGGGCGATGTAGTCGACGACCTTCCGGACGCTGGGCTGGGTCTCCCACACGTTCATCGCCGCGGCGGTGCCCGCGTAGTTGGACAGCGGAACGCCCGGGTCGACGACCCGGATCCCGGACGCCGTCAGGTACGCGCCGAGCTCGGACAGGTCGCCGAACTGTTCGGCGGCCTTCGCGAGGACGGGCACGCCGTCCTGGTCGATGACCCGGGCCGGCGGGTGCTGCTTGGTCCATCGGTGCCAGAACGCCATGAGGACGCCCCCTCTCTCAGATCGCTTCGAAGTCGCCGTCCTCGTACGCGGACCGCAGAACGGGAGGCCGGGCCAGGACCTCGAACATGGCGTCGCAGAGCGCGGAAACGCCATCGATCTTGTCGCCGCCCTGGGACTTGTCCGGTTTCACGTTCGCCGAGGTGTCCATGGCGACGGCCAAGTTGTCGACCATCCAGGTCATGACCGGGTTGCCGTCGTGCCGCAGCATCGGGCGGCCGCCCTCGCGAACCTGGCGCTGCCCCTGGAGGAGCAGCCTCTGCACAGCCTTCAGTGCGGGGGACATTGACTTGTACCCCTGCCCGACACCGACCAGCGGGGCCCGATCGGACTCCAATGCGTTGGTGAGGGGAGTGGAGGCCCACCGGTCGTACCCCAGAGACTTCACGTCGTAGCTGTCGAGGTCATGGCGGATCTGCCGTCCGATGACGTCGTAGTCGGTGACGTTGCCCGGCGTGGTCTTCAGCCACCCCTCGCGCACCCAGACCGATGCGTTGCCCGCCGTACGCCGGTCGAGGTCCTTGATGTTGTCCTCCGGCGTCCAGAACCGCATCAGCAGATCCAGGCTCCCGTCGCTGTCGTCGGGGAACAGCCACGCCAGCGCGTTCAGGTCGGACACCGCGCCGAGGTCGAGGCCGCCGTACGCCTCCCGGCCGCGCAACTTCACCTCGTCGACCAAGGCCCCGTTCGCGAGCCACGACTCGATGGTCAGGTACTTCGTGGTCTGCTTCGTACGGATGCCGCAGTGCAGACGCAGGAACGACGCCAGCTCGGCCGGGGACTGCTTCGCCTTGTCGGCCGCCGAGCGCAGGTACGCGCGCGTCGGGCTGATGCCGTACCCCGGGTTGGCCTTCTTCCACGTCGACTCGCTGAACGGGTCGTCCTCCTTCTCCGCAGCGAACACCACGCCGTATGCGGCGGGGGCCGTGAACGCACCGCGCGCCAGCTGCTCGATGCGCTCCCGCTTGCGGTGGTAGACCGACGTTCGCGAACCGGCGTCGGCCGTGGTGATGATGAAGATCAGCGGCTGGTGGCGGGATCCGGTGCCGGTCTCGATCGTCTCCACCAGCTCCGGGCTCTTGTGCTCGTGGAGCTCGTCCACGATGCCGCAGTGCAGGTTCAGCCCGTGCTGGGCACCCGCGAGCGAGGAGACCGGCTTGAAGTAGGAGTCCGACTTGGGGTGGAGGACCATCCCGGCGAGCGGCTGCATGACCCGCTTGAGCGCCGGCGACTTCTCCACGATCAGCTTGACGGGCTTGAAGAGGAGACCGGCCTGCTCTTTCGTGACAGCCGCAGTGATGACCTGGGCGCCTTTTTCCCCGTCACCGCCCATCATGTACAGGGCAATCCCGCCTGCGAGCGTGGTCTTGCCGTTCTTGCGGGGTACGTCAACGTACGCCTCGCGGATGATCCGTACGTACCCGTCGGCGTCCTCGTCCCAGTGCACCCACCCGAAGATCGGAGCGAGGATGTACGCGATCTGCCACGGGTCCGGGCGCAGCGGCTGCCCGCCCAGTGCCCCCTGCGTGTGACGCAGCTGCTCGAACGCCCGCAGCACCCGGTCGACCCGCTCGGCATCAAACACTGCCCCCGGGGCGTCGCGCGGCTCCGGCGTCTTGACCAGCGGCGGGCAGTCCGGCAGCGGAATTCCGCGCTCTACGAGGTACCAGGCAACCTCGGGCGACAGCTTGAGCTCTGCGAGCAGCGCCTCATCCAGGTACGCGGCCGGGGTCTCGTTACCCGAAGGGGTTGTCGGGGTCCGGCTCATTCTCGGCCCCTCTCGCCAGGGCCTGCTCCGTCGACGGTGTCAGACCGAAGTGGGCGGCCCAGGCGCGGAGCTCACGGCCGGCGGATCGCGCGATCCCGACAGCCGGGTGCGGAAGGGTGCCCTGCTTCGCCTCGATCGTCAGCCCCTCGCGGGCTACAGCCTCGGTCGCCTCTCGGAAGCTGGCCCACGTCTCGCAGTACGCGGCCAGCGCGGCCCTGTCCTCGGGCTTGAGTAGGTCGAGCCGGGACAGGCCGGGAAGGACGCGGTCCCACTCGGCCCGCGCCTCGCCCGACAGCCATGCCGGGGCCTCCGGGGGCAGCCGCTTGAAGGCGGGCCCGGGGTTCACGTCGCGGCCGGCGGAGTCCTTGCCCGGAGCACGGCCCTTGATCAACTTGAGAGCGGCAGGCTGAGGCGTTCGTCCCACGGGAGACCCCCCTCCGCGATTCTGTGCACGCACGCGCCGAGCTGACGGCGCCGGGCCCCCAGACGATCACTCCGGAAATCCGGACTCCCCTACCGGGGAGGTCGAGGCCAGGAGAACTTCGGCGCGACTCTCAACGCCGAGCCGTGCGAAGAGATCGGCTAAGCGCGCCACGGCCTCGTCGGCGATGACGTACTCCTCGCTGATCACGCTCGGGTGCGACGGCGTGCCCTGTTGGCCCGTGCTGCCTCGGCCTTGCTCTTGACGGTGTGGCATGGCTCGCAGATCAACCCCAGGTTGTCGAGGTCCTCGACGGCTCCGCCCTCGCCGATCGGTGTGATGTGGTCCAGCTGATGCTGGTGCTCGCCGTCGGGATCGTCCTCGGCGTCGGGCTGGCCGATGCCGCATCGGTAGCAGCATCCGTTGTCGCGCGTGGTGACGATGCGCTTGAGCGTGCGCCATCGTCCTGAGCTGATGCCGTAGCGCCTGGCCTTGTCGTCCCTGCCTGCCCATGGGATGGGCTTGTGCTCCTCGCAGCGCCCCTTGGGCACCAGGGTGGTGCACCGGGGTTCGGTGCACCGGGTGGGGGGCCGGGTAGGCATGGGGGCCTCCCAGGGGTGGGGTAGGGGGTCAAGGGCCTGGGGTGGTGCCGATCATGCTGGGGTTGGCGTGCTGCTCTACGAACCCTCTGCGTCCCCGTGTCGGGGGCTTGCCGAGGTCGATGAACGCCTGCCATGCCTCCTTGTCGGCTTCTGGAGCGTCCAGGTACGCGCCCAGGGCGGCCTTGGCGGCCTGACGCAGGGCCCGCAGCTCGTCGGGCGTCAGGTGAAGGGTGTGCCGGACGACGTTCTCGGTGGTGAGTTCGGCCATGGGTGAGCCTCCGGAGACGGCGAAGGCCCCGTCCGTGTGGGCGGGGCCTGGTTTTTGTCCGGACATGCCGAACACGGGGTCAGTGTGACATTCGCGTTTCAGCTGGTCAAGCTGCTTCGGCTGCGGCGGGGTTGGTCAGTTCGTTCAGGTCGATGAGGGCGCGTCGCCGGTGGTCGTAGCCGTGGTGGGTGAGGGTGCCTCTGCTGAGCCGCTTCCGGAGGACGTAGCCGGGGATGCCGGTGGCGATGGTGGCGGCCTGCAGGTCGACGAGGATCGGCATATGCCCATTGTGACGTGGGTGAGGCCCCACCGACGAGTGCGGTGGGGCCTCGGTCCGCAGCGCGGCAGCCAGCTCGCGATCCGGATGGGTGGTGCTGATACGGGTCAGGCTACTGCGGGGGTGTGACAGCGGGCTTGGGGATGGCGCGGCAGGTCTCGGCGTGGGACTGGGCCCAGGCGCGGGCGTCCTCGTCGGCTGCGTCGGAGTCGTACTCCTCGCCGCCGTCCTCGTCGAAGGCAGCGCCGAAGCTCCAGTTGGTGCGGTAGTGGCTGACCTCCTCCGTTGCCGGGCAGCCAGCGCAGGAGGCGAGGGACGCGAACGGCTTGGGCGGGTTGTGCACGGTGAGCCGGTGCGTTAGGTCGACGGTGGCGCCGCCGACGGTGAGGTAGCGGGCGATGACGTTCTCGGGCCAGGCGGTCTGCTGCGTGCTCATGGTGGTGTCCTTCCGAGGGTCAGTGGGTGTGGGCGGGGTAGTGGCCGCCGCAGCGCGGGCAGTACGGCAGGGCCGGCTGGTCGAAGCCGAGGGCGGCGAGGAGGGTGCGGATCATCGGGTGGCCTCCTGTCGGGCGGGGGTGACGGTGATGTGAGCCCCTCCCGCGTGGGACTCCACTCGGACGTTGTTGGTGTTGGTGTTGGCGTCTTGACCTGCGGCAACAACACCAACAGGGGGTGGGGGAGTGGTCGGGGAGAGGGGCGGCGGGACGTCGTCTCGGTGGACGCCCGGGCCGTTGCCGACCCCGGTGACCCGTACGCCTTCCCTCACGCGGACCCCGTCGGCGGCCAGGAGACCGCGGACGTCCTTGGTGGTCCAGCCGGTGCCCGGGTACTCCTCTTGGAGTTGGTCGCGGAGGCGGGTGAGGAGGACCCCGGTGCCGGTGCCGAGTTCGCGGACGATGTCGGCCATGTCGGCCGGGTCGGGGTAGGGCTGCTCCTCTTCGTCCTGCTCGCCTTCGGTGGGCTGTTCGTCGTGTCGGCCGGTCACCCAGGCGGTGAGGCACCAGGCGGCGAGGAGGACCCAGAGGGCGCGGCGTTCGGCGAGGGCGACTCCCCCGACGATCCAGCAGACGACGGTGAGTGCGGCGAGGCGGGCGAGGCGTTCCTTGGGCTCGATGTCGTCCCAGAAGGCGTGCCAGCCGCGGGCGGTGCCGTGTCCGATGCGGGTGATGTGGGGTGCGAGGTTCACTGGACGACTCCTGCGTACCAGCCGCCCGCGATGTTCACGGCGGAGGCGAGGGGGACGGCGGCCATTCCGGCGATGCCCTGGGAGAGGCCGAGGAGGATCCCGGCGAGGATGCCGAGGGCGGATTGGAGGCGGGGGAGCTTTTTCGACCAGAGGTGCAGGCCGATCATGACGGCGGTCCAGATCGCGAAGATCATGTATCCGCCGTCGGTGAGGACGACGGGGACGGCCCGGGTGACGTCCGGCGAGTTTCCGCCGATGCCCCAGACGAGGTAGGCGTAGCCGATGCCGTCGCCGCCCCATAGGCCGAGGCGGGTGATGAGGCCGAGGGCGCTGACGGGGCCGGCGGCGAGGACGGCGAGGATGCCGAAGCAGAGGGCGCCGAAGAAGGGCAGGAGCTGCTTCCAGTCGCGGCTGCCGCCGTCGTCGCCCTTCTTGCCTCCTCCCCCGCCCTTCTTGTGCCAGCGGAGGAGGACGAGGACGACGATGATCGTGCCGAAGGTGATGCCGCCCAGGGAGACGGCGGTGGATCCGAGGTTCACGGTGTTCCTCAGTGGAGGATGGCCAGCCCGAGGGCGGCGATGGTGAGTACGAGGGCGAGGGTGCCGAGGAGGCGTGGTGTCTCGTGGGCGATGAGTGCGGCGAGGATGCAGCCGGCGCCGAGGGTGGCGAGCGGGAAGAGCAGCCGGAGGGCAGTCATCCGTAGCCGCCCTTCATGCCGCCTGCTCGGCGAGCACGGCGAACAGCGGCTGCGACGGACTCCCGATCAGCGTTGGGGCGGTCGGCGAGGATCGCCTGTACGGCGTCACTGTTCTTGGTGGTGATCGCGACTTGATCGCGGGCGAGATCGGCGATGCTCGGCTGTTCGCTCGCCATGTTCGCGCTGGTGGGCGCTGGCGGAGCGGTCGGTGTGAGCAGGGGCGCGCTCGGGCTGATCGCGGGCTGTTCGGCCTCGTGATCGGTGTTCGCGATCGGGGCGAGCATGAGGGGCGAGCGGCGGTCGATCTCGGCTCGCATCTCCAGGCGTTCGAGGGTGATCTCGAAGTCCGCGCGGTCGCGGGCGGCGGTGATCCGGGCCTGCTGCTGGATGCGCTCGATCGTCGCTTGGGCTTCGCGCTCGGCGCGGTCGCGGCGGGCGTCGTGGAGGCGGGCGGCGTGCTCGCTGTCCCGGATGACCGCGTTGATCTCGGCCTGCTGCTCGGGGGTGAGTTCGGCGGGGTCGCGGAGTGCGGGGAGCGCGAACTCCCACACGATCTTCCCGACGAGGACGACGAACGGTCCGGCGACCGCTTGGGCGGTGCTGTCCTCCTGCATGCCGTGGATGACGAGGAGGAGGCCGACTCCGAGGGCGATGACCCATCCGGCGGCAACCGCGGCCCAGCGGGGGCCGACGCGCCGGTACTGGGCCCAGAGGACGGTGAGCCAGCCGATGTCACCGGCGAGGGCGACGGACAGGCCGAAGATCCCGGATTGCATGAGGTCGGTGATGGCGTAGGCCGACCAGATGAGGGAGAGGCCGGCGAGGGCGACGGCGCCGTAGAAGACGCGGGGGCGGTTCATCGGCTGGCCTCCTTGTCGAGGGCGGCGACGAGCTGGCGGAGGCGCATTTCCAGGCCGACGGCGGCGCGGAGCATTTCGTCGTGGTTGTGGATGTTCGCGGTGGCCGTTTCGGCGAGGACCTCACGGGCGTGGCGGAGGGCCTGATCGAGCGGCGAGACGTAGCGGAGGGCGTCCCGCTCCGGGTCGTGCAGCGGGGTGTACGAGGTGGTGCCGCTCATCCGGCGATCACCCCGCGGGCGACGAGGCGGAGCAAAGCCGCGTACTCGCCGCGGGTGATGCCGGGGCGCACGGCCGGGGCGGCTGCGAGGAGGTCCAGCTCGGCGGCGAACGCGGCTTCGGTGGGGCCGTGCAGCTGCTCGGCGAAGACCAGGGCGCGGGCGAGGCGGATTTCCTCGCGCATCTCGGCGTCGGGGCGCTGGGTGTCGAGGGTGTCGGCGAAGCGGCCGAGGAGGAGCACGGTGTCGTCGCTGAGGACGAGGGGCGTGGTCATCGGGCGCCGCCGGTGGGGCGGATGCTGCCGGTGACACCGGCCTCGGTGGCGCGCACCGTGGTGGTGCGGCTGCCGCGGCGGCTGATGGTGCCGACGGCGACCAGGCGGCGGCCGCCTCCGCTGGCCGCGGTGCGGAACCCGGTGGCGGCGGGGGTGTAGCAGCCGCCGGCCTGGTCCATGGCCCGGTTGGCGTACTGCCAGTCCCCGAGGTCGGCGGGCTGCTCGGCGGTGTTCTTCTTCGTCCGGTAGTGGGCGGTGACGGTGCGCCGGGCAAGGGTGGCGAGCCAGCTGTAGAGCTGGGCGTCGGTGGTGGCGGTGCACTTGTGGAGGTCGAGCCAGGCCCGGTAGAACGCGTCGGCGGTGAGGTCTTCGGCGAGGTGGTGGTTTCCGCCGCGGACCTCGTTGCGGACGAGGCGGGTGATGCGGGGCTGGAACTGGGTGTAGATGGTGGCGAAGCGCTCGTTGAGCTGCTGCGCGGGGGTCATCGCGGGCGGGGCCGCGGGCATGGCAGAGTTAGCCATAGCCGTCTCCTTGGGTCTTCAAGGTTGGCGGTAGGAGCCGGCCGCGTTTCCGCGCGTCCGGCACCCCGGGTAGTCACCCTCCGGCGGGCGGTGCAGTCGCCTTAGCCGGGGGGCCTACTTGTTTTGATCTTCAGTTGTGGACTTGGACTTGGCCGGCGGTGCAGTCGCCGTCCCGTAGTCCTTGATCGCGTTCTGTACTGCGGTGGTGCTGACCCCGATCTCCCGGGCGACAGCGGCCTGGCTTCCCAGCTCGGCCACACCGTCCAGGAGTGCGAGTGCTCTCCGGATGGCGCTGGCCCGCAGCTCGTCTTGCAGGTCCTTCTGTCGCCGTTTTTCATCAGCGACTCTCTTGCGCCATGAGCTGTTGGGCACAAACAGAACGCTACTACAACCCGGGGTTGCAGGCAAGGTGTCAGGCCGCACTGTGCGCCTTCGTGTCCTCGTCGACCCACGTCTTCAACTGCGCCCACACGTAAGGCGGGTACGAGCACGTACACCACGGGCAGACGATCGCCTTCTCACCCGGAGCCAAACGCAGCACAGCGCCACAGATCGTTCCGCTGGGGTCGACCGCCGGGCAGTTCCCCACGCGCTGCCCGCGGGATACCGCAGGGGTGGGGGCGATGATCGAGGTGAGGGACTTCGTGAGGTCGCGGATGTCCTTCGCGAAGTAGCCGGCGTTCGGCCACGACACGGCGATCCACGGCATGTTCGCGAGCAGCCCGTCGACGGCGGCCTGGAGGCGGGCGTCGACACCCCCCGAGGGTGTGGCCACGGTGTGGCCACGGTCCCGGCGGACGTCGGCCAGCCACCGCTCGGCGATACCGGCGATGCCGCCCGGGCCGCGCAGGTCGAGGATGTCCTCGTTGACCGGCAGCGGGGCGGGCCCGCCCTTCCCGGACCGGACCGTGGCGACACCGCCGGCGGGCGCCAGGAACGGGGCCAGACCCCGGTACAGGGCGGGCAGGGACTGCACCCGCACCTCGGTGGCCCGGGTGCAGACCACGCACAGGTAGCTGCCGGTCTCGTCGGGCTTGTCGCACAGCAGGCACAGGTCCACGCTCACGCCGCGAGTCCTTCCATGTCGGGCCACTGGCACCCGGTGAGGCCGGTGGCGTTCTTCTCCGGGACGTCGGCGAGCGGGGCCCCGAGGTGGTGCAGGCCCATCGCGAGGAGCGTGTAGGCGTCGGCCATGTCGTAGCGGCCCACGCCGTCGAGCTCGATGCCGTACCGGGCCGCTATCTCGTCCCGCACCTGCCCCTTGGGGGCGGAGCCTTTTCCGGCGGCGTACAGGGCCCGGCAGGACGGCGGGACCAGGGCGTAGGGGATGCTGCGGCGCCAGCAGGCGTGGCGGACCATGACGCGGAGCCCGGCCAGGTCCTCGTGCCGGTGGGCAACACCTCCGCCGAACGACGGGCCTTCGATGACGACCAGGTCGGCCTTCTTGATGAACGAGGTGATCTCGTCGACGAGGTGGTTGAGCCGGGGGTGGCCCCGGAGAGTCTTGGGTCGGATGTAGTCGGCCCACCCCTCGCCTGCCACGCCGGTGCAGGTGAGGGAGAGGTCGAGGCCGATAACGGGGGGGCGGCCGGTCACTGCTGGCCTCCGGAGTTGAGGGGCTGGTCGAAGACGGCGGCGATGTCGGGGAAGCCGTGGGCGCGGGCTCCGTCGCGGAACGCGGTCATGGCCGTGCGGTCGAGGCGGACGTCGGTGCGGCCGAAGGCGTCGGTGGTGACCTGGAGGTCGACGCCGAGGGCCGTGGCCATGCTCTTCCACTGGGCAGCAGAGAAGCTGTCGAGCTGCTCGTTCATGGGGATCTCCTTCGAGGCGGGTTACGGATCGCGTACGCTCGCTGACCTGCGTTTTCACGGGTCTCCGTGAAAACGGGGATGCTGGGTGGGTGGCCGGGCCCGCGGATATCGGGCCCGGCCCTCGTCACGCCGCAGCTGGCAGGGTGGCGACCATGTGGCTGATGCGGTTCAGGACCTGGGTGAACTGGTGCACGGCCTGGAGGTCGGACACCTCTCCCGCCGTACTGCCGGGCGACACCTGGATGCCCCTCATACGGCAGTAGTTGAGCTGCCTCACGCTGGCCGGCTTCGACCGCCACGCCGCAGCCCGGCCGGTCAGCCAGCGACTCCCTGTGGCGCGGGCCTGCTGCTCCAGCCACGCCTTCGCCTCCGTCAACGGCAACGACACGTCCCGCTTCGGGGCGACCAGGCCGCCCACGGCGTCGTACCGCCGCAACCAGTACCTGCGGTCCACCGGATCGCGGACGAGGAAGACGTAGGCGTCGTCGCCGACCGGGATGAACCACACCCCCGATGCCGTTCGCAGCCAGCGGGCCGAGGAGCCGTGGAACAGGTCCACTTCCTCGACCTGGATGTGGGAGAGGTCCGCAGCCCGCTTGGCTTCGTCCTCGGTTTCCCGGACGATCTCGCGCAGGCTCCGCTCGTCGTCCTCGGCGGTGTCCACTTCGCGCCCGGTGAGGCTGACGATCGACGCCAGCTTGTGGCGGGTCGAGGCGCCCATCACGTCGAGGATCAGCGCCTCCTTCTTGCCCTCCCACAGGCGCAGGGCGCGGCCGGCCATCTGGCAGTACAGGCCCGGGGACTTGGTGGGGCGGGCGATCACGACGCAGGACGTCCACGGGGCATCGAAGCCCTCGGTGAGCACCATGCAGTTGGTCAGCACCTGCACCTGGCCGGTCTCGTACCACTTGAGGGCCGTCTGCCGGGCCTCCTTGGGCATGTCGCCCCAGATCGCGGCGGCGGGGATGCCCGCGTCGTTGAACGCGTCGGCCATGGACTGGGCGGTGGCGACGGTGGGGGCGAAGACGACCCCCGGCCGGTCTCCGGCGTGCAGCCGGTACGCCTCGGCGACGATCTCGGCGGCGCCGGAGTCGTCGAGGGCCTGGCCGAGCTGGCCCTCTTGGAGGTCGCCGTTGCGGGTCTTGACCTTGTCGAGGTTGAGGCCGGGGATGGTGATGCGCTTGCCGCGGACGTCGCACAGGTAGCCGTCCTCGATCATCTCCAGGATGTCGAGGGTGAAGACGACCTCGTCCCAGACGTCGGCCAGGCCGCCGTCCTCGCGGTGCATGGTGGCGGTGAACCCTGCGGTCGGGATGCCGTCCCAGGAACCGAAGTGCTTGAGCACTTCGATGTAGGTGGGGGCGGCGGCGTGGTGGCACTCGTCCACGATGATCAGCCCGATGTCCTGGATGGCCTTGCGGCGGCGCTTGACCGCGAGGGTCTGGACGCTGGCCACGACGACGTCGACGTCGAGGTGCTCGTCGCGTTCGGCCTTGACGAACCCGATGCGCAGGGAAGGGGCGACGGCCCGGATCTTGTCGGCGGCCTGGGCGAGGAGCTCTTCGCGGTGGGCGATGACCAGGGCTCGCTTTCCCTGGGCGGTGAGGTGCTGAAGGTGTTCGAGGATCAGGTTGGCGAAGACGACCGTCTTGCCGGCGCCGGTGGGGAGGACGACGGCGAGCCGGTTGTTGGCGCTGGCGGCCCACCCGGTGTTGAGGGCCTCGATGGCCTCGGTCTGGTACGGGCGGGGCTTGAACGTCTCAGGCAGTTCGGGCATAGCGGTCACCTCGGTTCGTGAAGTTGCGGGTCCCTGCGGGCTCGGGGGCTGCCTGGCCCACCTTGTGGCCCGCATTTCTGGGCCACTGGCCCGGTCTCAGATGCGAAGCGGGCCAGGCGTAACGGCGCGCTGACCTGCATATATCGCCTACCGATGCTCTCGCTGGCCCGGTTGGCCCGCTTTCCTGGGCACACAGGGGAGGCGCAGGGAGGGGGACCTTCACACTCACCTCTCGGGCCCCAGCGAAAGGGTGAGCGCCCAATCGCGTATGTCTAGGTAGAGAAAGTGGGCCAAGTGGTCCAATAGGTAGAGAGATAAGAAGAGATCCCAGCTCAGACCATGTTTGGGGCTGGCCCAGTTCGTTTTTACGACTGGGCCAGTGGCCCAGAAAAAGCGGGCCAGGCTGCGCAGATGTGGGCCAGTCGGCTACGACCATCGGTCGAACACCTCCGCCTTCATGTGCAGCACCCGCGGCCTATGGCCCGGCGCGCTCACCCGCGTCTTGAGGCGACCTGGGTCGGCGGACGGCAGAAGATCGGCGGCGTACAGGGCTTTGTGGACCCGCGTAGGGCTCGTGTTCAGAGGAGCGAACTTCTCGGCCCGCTCCCTTGCCGCTTCGTAGGCCGCGCCCGGGTCGAGGTAGATGTCCTCTCCGGACACCCAGCCGATCTTTCCTCCGCGCGGCACCAGGCGGTCCATCTCGTCCCGGGCCCACCCCCACCGCGTGGCCTCCGAGGAGATGGGCGCCCCGCCCGTTGTCAGGTCTGCGAGGTAGGCGTGACCCTTGGTGAGCGCCACGTGGATGCCCTTGAGGTAGATCGCCTCCACGGAAAGCTCGCGGGTCTCTGCGGCTTGAAGGGCAGAGCTGTCGAGGAGTGCGGCGCGGCACCGCTTGTAGATGTCGTCGCGCTCCTCCTTCGTGACCGCGCCGATCTGGATCGCGTACCGCAGGAACCAGCGCAAACCCAGTAGCAGCCCGGCCACGGCTTCCGGTGCCCGGGAGTGGCCGCCGGCCTCCCGGGCGATCGCGTCCCGGCCCTCGGCCAGTTCGGCCCGCAACTGCTCGGGCCAGTTCTCTTCGTTCTCGTAGTGGGCGGCCAGCCACTGCACGTACCCGGCCATGGCCTGCGCGTAGACACCCTGGTCTGCGGTGCGCTGTGCGGCGGTGAGACTTTCGCTGGTGACGTCGCCCTTGCTGATCTCGACCAGGCTGGTGCGGGCCTGGAGGGACTGCCCGGACGGCACGTCCTCCCCGGTGCACAGCACCTGTGCCCGCGGGTACAGCTCAGGCCGCACGGTCCCGTCGACGCGCATCCGGGAGCGGCCCGCACTGTTTGCCGCGCCCCGCACGAGGCGCTCGACCTTCTCGTTGAGCTTCGCCAGGTCGGTTTTCGTCGCGGCGGACTGCGGGACGTAGTCGTCGATGACCATCAGGACGTTCGCGAGCTGGAAGGCGATGCCTTCCATGGCGTTCGCGGTCGACTGCCACCCGGTGGGGAAGCCTCGGACGGTCAGCTCGGATCCGAAGTGCTGGGCGAACAGGGCGGCGATGTGGCTCTTGAACGCCCCGGTCCCGCCGAACGTCCACACCGTCGTCTCCGGCTGGAGAGGCAGGACGGCCCGGTAGGCGGCGCACATGTGCGGTGCCGTGACCTTGTCGGGGCCCAGCGCGAGGAGGTCCAGCGACGCCCGCACGGCCTGCGTGGCGTGCCCCTTGTCCGGGGCGGGGAGGGCATACCGGTTGAGCTTGTCCGTGCCGAGGTCGACGGCGGTGGCCTCGTCCATGCCGTCGGCGCCGAGCGCCCCGGTGCGGGAGAGGAACACGTGGCGTCCGTCGATCTCGGTCCACCCGGTGAACGCGTAGGTTGTGCGCTCCGCGACTGCTCCGAGGCTGAGGTACTGGGCGGCGGCGACGACATGGGCCTCGTCTCTGGCGGAGGGGTAGATGATGCCCCGGCCGCCGACGGCGTCGTAGGCCCAGTCGCGGGCGTTGCGGAGTCCGGCCTTGGTGACCTGCACTTCCCCTTGGGCACCGTTGACGCTGCTGGTGACCTTGATGGTGAACAGCTTTTGCGTCTCGGCCCCGGTGTGGCGGGTGATCTCCTCGGTGATCGCGGGGATGAAGTTCGCCAGGTGCACGGGGCCGAAGTGGCCGTTGACGTGCAGCCCTGCGCTGTTGGTGTAGTAGGGCACCGTGGGGGCGTCGGGGAGCCCGTCGAGGAGGTCGTCGGCTTCGGCGCGCGCCTGGTCGGTCAGGGCGGTGCGGGCCTCGCGGATCGCGTCGTTGAAGTCGGCCGGCTTCACGGCCTTCGCGGAGATCAGCGCGTTCTTGTAGGCGCGGATCTTGATTTCTCCGAGCGGGATCAGCCACTGAGCGATGTCGAAGATGAGGTGCTGCCGTTCCTCCTCGTTGGCGATGGCGGCGAACCTGGTGATGGTGGCCGGGAGGTCGCTGTAGTCGTGCGGCTGCTCGTCGCTGGTGGGCTGTTCGTCGGGGGCGGTGCTGTCGACGGTCACTGTCCGCCCTCCTGGTAGGCGGCCCGGATGATGCTCATGGCCGTGTCGGTGTCGAGGCCTGCGCGGGTGGCGGCTTTGCGGAAGGCGTCGGCGACAGCGCGCGGGGTGGCCCCGGCTTCCCGGCCGACGGCGAAGGCCTCTCCCATGGCCCGCTGGAGCACCTGCGTGGCCTCGCGGGCGGGGGCGCTGGCGACGCCCCTGACGAGGGCCTTGAGGTGACCGGCCGGGTGGGTGCTGCGCCTGGCCGGCGCCTCGGCGGTGGGGGTGCGGGTGGTGGACTGGCGGATGTCGTCGAGGACAGCGGTGGGCAGGGCCAGTGCGGCGGAGCTCGCCCCGTTTCGCCCGTGCGCGGCGCGCATGATGTCGCGGGAGGCTTCGGACTCGTTCCCGCTGTGGTGCAGGGCGGCGAACAGCTGGCCCGAGGAGAGGACGCGGCCGATGGCGGCGGCCGTGATGCCGGGGAAGTTGTCGGTGCGGATGGTGACGGCGGCCCCGTCCTTGTGGACGGCGATGCCGTCCTTGGAGCAGGTCTCGTCCCAGCCGGGCCGGTTCCAGCGCTGGCATCCTCCGCCGCAGTAGGAGCAGTTGCCGGGGTACTGCTCGGCGTAGGCGGCCCCGACGTTGGCGAGGATCTCGCCGCAGCAGGCATGGTCCCCGAGGATCGCCATGGGGCCCCGCCCGCCCGTAAGTTGACATCCGGGCGCACTGCTCCGGGGCCTGTGGGGTGCACCGGGTGTTGGAGCGGCGCGCTTCTTCGCGCGGGGCTTCAGCTTGTCGGCGGTGGCCCGGATGTCGCCCGGGCTGTACCGGCGTCCGTTGTCCTCGATGACTCTGCACAGGGTGGGGACACGGCCCGGCTTGCGGTTGACGGTGCCGGGCAAGCGCAGTACCCGGGCAAGGTCCCGGACCCCTGTGCCGTATCCGGTGCCGAGCTTCTTCGCGCCGGCTGCCAGGATGTTCTGCCAGTCCCCAGGGAGAGTTGCGGCCTCGTCGAAGGTGAGGTCCTCGCCGATGACGAGCGGCCGGTCGAACTCCCACCAGGCGTACAGGCCGCCCCCGGAGTGCTCGACGCGGGTGGGTTCGGGGAGCCCCGCGAAGCGTGGGATGTCACGTGCCTCGTCGGCGTCGGCGGGCAGGCTGGTGGCCTTGTGTAGGTCGTTGCCGAAGTCGATGTCGGACCACATGCCGAACATGGCGTGGGAGTCGCGGGCGCTGCCACGGGTGCCCTGGGGGAAGCGGCTGGTGACGGTGGTGACCCGGCAGTAGATGCCCTCGACGCCAGCGCGGTCCTCACCCATGGCCCAGGTGACGGCGCGGTCCAAGTCGTCTGTCTGGATGCCGGTCCAGTTGTTCTTGGAGCAGAGCGAGACGAGGCCGGGCGCTTCAAAGCGCGGGGCCAGCCAGTCCCGCATGATCTGCGGGTCGGCCGTCAGCGGCTCGGTGTTGCTGTTCACGAACCGGTGCTCTCTTCTCCAGGGGCCTGGGTGGCGAGGTGGTCGGCGGCGGTGTCGAGCTGGTCGGCGAGGTCGCGGAGCTGCTGGGCGAAGTCGCGGACCTGGCCGGGGGTCGTCATCTGGCGGCGCAGGCCGAGCGTGAGGTGCTCGTAGCCGTAGGCGACGATGTACGGCTGGTGCCCGGTGATCGCGACGTGCTCGGCGGCGAGGGCGTTGCCGTCCTCGAAGGCGAGTTCGCCGAGTTCGACGGAGCACGTGTCGTCGTAGTGCCACTGGCCGTCGCAGCCGGGGATGAGGCAGCCCGGGGCCGGGCGGCCCAGGGTGTCCTGGGCCGCCACGGTGCTGGTCTCGGTCACGGGCTGACCGCTTCGGCCGCTGTGGCGAGGTACGACACCGGGTAGACGTTGATCAGCCCGAACGTGGCGTCCTGCCGCTTGCGGGGCTGCTGTCCCGCATCCCGCATGAGGTCGGTGGCCTTCTTCCCGAGGCGCTGGAGGAACGGGCGGTTCGTCGGGAGCCGGTGGAGGGTGGCGTAGCCGAGGGCGGTGAACTCCTCGTAGTGCCCTTCGATGGCGGCGAGCTTCGCGGCCATGACGTCCTGCTGCTGCTCGATCCGTGCGAGGCGCTGCCTGTCGGCACGGATCGCGGCGACCATGCCCTCGATTACGTCGAGGTCATCGCCGCGCCTGGGGGTGGCTTCGGCGGTGAGGAGGTAGGTGCGGACCTGCCGGGCGACGGGCGACTCGGTGAGGAGCATCCCGACGTTGAGCATGGCCCGGCGGGAGAACACCGCGAGGGACCGGGCCTTCGGGCTCAGGCCCAGATTTGCGACCCCTCCGAAGGGGGCCGCAAACGTCTGGAGCTCGGCGCCCCGCAGGACGTGGCGGCCGTTGTCCGCCAGCTCGGCCTGGTTGCCTTCGACGACGCTCTCGATGGTCTTGACCGGCACTTCGTAGTAGGTGGCGACCATGTCGGTGGTGGCGTGCATGTCGTCGGGCAGCAGCGCCAGAGCCTTGACCTTGCCGAGGACGTCGACGCGGTCGGCGGCCTGTGCCCGCATGGTTCGGGACTCGGTGAGGGCGATCTCGGGGGTGGTCACGCGCGGGCCTCGCTGTCCATCTGGGCGCGCATGGTCCGCAGCGCGCTGGTGAGGGCTTCAAGCTGGGTGATGGTGGAGTCGACGCCGTTGGCGTCGAGCCCGAGGACGTCGAGGTCGCCGACGGCGAGGTACACCTTCGGCCCGCTGCTGTAGGCCTCGTCCTTGCCGAGGCTGGCGGTGATGCGGATGTCGTCCGCAGGGTGTCCGTCGGACAGGGTGATGGCGGTCTCGTGCCCCGCGTGCTCGATGTAGCTGCCGCCACCGTCGCGCTCGTCGTACTGGTGGGTGATGCACTCGGCGACGCTGCACCACGGGTAGTGGCCAACGGAGGCCGGCGGGCTGGAGGGCTGGGGGACGGCGCCCTGGACGATTGCGGCCAGGTGGTCGCGCTGGGCCCGGAGCCGGGGGAGGTACTGCTCCAGGTCGGCGGTGAGCTGGTCGGCTCCGGCGACGTCGAGGTCGGCGTCTGCGCTGGGCTGTGTGAACACGGCGATCCGGGCGGTGGGGTCGCCGGGCTGCGGGTCGTCGAGGTGGTAGATCTCCGAGCTGATGAGGGCTCCGCTCGCGCCGGCGGCGGTGACGGAGTACGTCTCGGCGCCGGGTGCCAGCGAGGCCCGGCCGTCGACGATGTCGGCGAGCGCGGCCACGGCGTCGAGGTGGCGGTGGAGCTCGGCGACCCGGGCCCGGGTCTGCGCGGCGGTGAGGTTGAGGTCGAGCCACCCGACGCTGATGTCGACGCCGTCGGGTCCGTCCTCGGCCATGACGTTGGCGGGGAGGACGCAGTCGCCGTACCCGTCGGGGCTGGGAGCTTCGACGTAGGGGGTGAGGTGCATCGAGTGGTTCCCGGCCTCGGCGCACCAGGTGTAGACCGTGCACTGGGCGGCGGCCGGGTCCGCCTGTCCGGGCGTCGCCTGTCGGGTCCCGTCGCTGCTCTGTAGAATGCTCACTGAGTGCTCGCTTCCTGTGCTTTCGCGGCTGGTGAGGTGGGGTGCTCGCTCGAAACGGCTGCGGTTGCCTCCGCGGCCGTTTCGCTGTTTCCGGGCAGAAGCCCGAGGAACTTGTGGAGGTCGATGGTCCGCACTACTCGGCGTCGGCCGAGGCGGATGACCTCCAGGTCGCTGGGGAGCCGGTTCTCGGCGGCCAGTTGGTAGGTGGTGGACTCGGCGAGGCCGAGGGCTTTCCCGACGGTCGGCCACAGGGGGACGAGCGCGGGCAGGTCGAGGATCTCGGCGACCGAGAGGGTGGTCGTCATTCAGACTCCTGCGGCATCACGTCGCTGGGCTTGCAGCCCAGGGCGTCAGTGATCTTCTTCAGGGTTTCCGGTCGGGGCTGGCGCTGGCCGTTTTCGATGCGGCTGAGAGCGGGTCCGCTGATGCCTGCGATGGCCGCGAAACGGTTCATCCCATGCCCCAGCTCGACCCGCCTACGGCGGATCAGAAGTCCGTTGGTCTTCATGCCAGGACAGTACGCCAGATCCCAACTCGATACCAAGCATTGACGCCAACTAATCTGGATTCGTAGCCAGGACGTACTCAGAACGGGCGGAAACGTGACCAGAGCGTTCGGTCACGTCACCAGGGCGTAGTGGACACGTGGCCTCGGGCCTGCCACAGTCGTAACCTGTAATCGATGCCAGTTGTTGACGGGAGTGGATGTGGCAACCAACCGGGGACCCGAAGCGTGGACGCGCCTGGGAGCGAAGATTCGCGAGTCGCGTGAGGCGCAGGGCTTCAGCCGCAAGGCCTTGTCCGAACTCTCGGGAGTCTCCGAGAAGAGCATTCAGGTGGCGGAGGAAGGTCGCGAACCACGTGCCCGATGGCCGCAGTCGCTTTCGCTGATCGAGGCCGGCCTCGGCTGGGCCAAGGGCAGCATGGAACACGTTCTCGACGGCGGCGAGCCCTCGTTGGCACCGGAAAGTGTGCCCCTCTTCGAGCTCGCCGATGACGGTGATCTGTTCAACAGGGAGGATCTCTCAGACCCGGTCAACCTGCTGCGGCAGCGGCCTTCCCCCTATACGCGCTCTGTGATCCTTGCGCAGCTGCCGCGGCAGATCCGGGCGAGCATCAGCGACATCCTGCGCTTCGGACGCCGGGCACAGAATCACGGTGCCTCAGCGAAGCTCGTAGAGGAGTACGAGCGAGTCGTTGAGGCGCTGATCCTGGACCTAGCGGCCAACGGGCATGGCTTCGAGCCGTCGTTCGAGCCTGGTTCGCTGGCCGACTGGGTCCGCGCTGAGACCATGGATCCGCTTGTGCGGAAAACCAGAGCAGAAAGAGAGATCGCAGCAGATCGCAGGCGCCGCTCAGCCCTGGCCGACGCCGCGCTCCTGCCAGACAGGGACGCTGTGGTCACTGTCAGCGGACTGGCATCCGAAGATGTTCTTGCCGAACTACGAAAGCTGGCCAGCGAAGTGGCCGGACTTTCAGAAGAGGTTCGAGGCCGACGGCAGAGCGAGGATGATGAAGGCGGAGAGTAGGGCGAGGCAAGTGGAGTAGCACATGAAGGGTTCGACGTACCGCCGTTGCTACTGCCGGGACGATGACGGCAAGGCCCTCGGCAAGACGTGCCCGCAGCTCTCCTCGCGCCGGCACGGGGTCTACGCGGTACGCCAGGAACTCCCCGCCCGCGGCGACGGCACCCGCCGGTCGTTCTCCCGCTCCGGGTACGAGACCGCGAAGAAGGCGCAGGAGGACCTCGACCGGGTCCGGGCCCTCCTCGACCTCCCCGACGGTGACGACGCCGACGGCCAGGTCCGCATCGGGGACCTCCTGGAGAACGTCAGCAAGGACAAGAAGGCGCCGCTGCCCGACCTGGAGCAGACCCGGCGCCGCTTCCGCGCCGGGCAGTCCCTCACCAGCCGCCTCACCGTCGGCGACTGGCTGGACGAGTGGCTGGAGGCGAAGCGCCGGCGGAAGACGACACTCACCGGGTACGCCTCCCACATCCGCGTCCACCTGCGCCCCCGCATCGGGCACCTCCAGCTGGACCGGCTGAACGTCGGGCACCTGGTGGAGATGTTCGACGCCATCAACGACAACAACGAGGTCATCGAGGCGGAGAACGAGGAGCGGCGCGAGCAGGAACGCCGGGCGACGTGGGGCAAGCGGTCCCGGCCGCCGGAGTCGGAGACCGCGCGCCTGGCCGCCGAGCGGGCCAAGCTCGCCGCGATGCCCCCGTACCGGCGGGTGACGGGCCCGGCGACCCAGCAGCGGATCCGGGCCACGCTCCGCTCGGCGCTGAACTCGGCGATCTCGAATCAGATGCTGACGTTCAACCCGGCCTCGCACGTCGAGCTGGCGTCGGGGAAGCGGCCGAAGGCGCTGCTGTGGACGGCCGAGCATGTGGAGCGTTGGCGGGCCACGGGTGAGAAGCCGTCCGGGGTGATGGTGTGGACGCCGGAGCAGGTGGGCCAGTTCCTCGACCACGCCGAACGGGACCGGCTGTACGCCTTGTTCTGCCTGATCGCGTTCCGGGGGCTGCGCCGCGGTGAGGCGGTGGGCCAGGCCTGGGCGGACATCGACTTGGTGAACGGCACCCTCCGCGTCTCGAAGACGATCATCCAGGACGGGTGGACGCCGGTGGAGAGCGACCCGAAGACGGAGGACAGCCAGGCCGTCATCGCACTGGGCCCGGCGATGGTGGAGACGCTGCGGGAGCACCGGGAGCGTCAGGCCCTGGAGCGGGCGGTGTGCGAGGAGAAGCGGCTGCCGTGGACGGACACCGGGAAGGTGTTCGTCCAGGAGGACGGGACGTGGCTGCACCCGGAGAAGGTGTCGGACGTCTTCCGCCGGCTGACCCGGGAGGCGGACCTGCCGCCGATCAACCTGCGGGACCTGCGGCACGTGGCGGCGACGCTGATCCACGCGGGCGGCGGGGACTTGCACGCCATCAAGGAGACGCTGCGGCACGGGACGATCCAGCTGGCCGGTGACACGTACACGAGCCTGCTGCCCCAGGTCGACCAGGAGGTCGCGCGGAAGGCCGAGTCGATGGTTCCCCGCGCCCGCCGTTCGGGGGTCTCTGACACGGCCGCTCACGCACCGCTCACGCAGGAGCCCTGA